TACTTGTATAGCACGGGAGATTCCGAAGGAGTGCCGTTCCACACCGCGTAGACCTCATCGTCAATTTCCCCAATGGCGCCGATGGAGGTGTTTGTCAGGCCATGGGATATAGCGGCTGTCTGGGTGGCGAGGCCAGGAAGAACTAGATGGTTGCGGTATCGAAGCTGGCAGGTAGACCACCACGCCCTGCCCACATCGCCCCCGCCTTCCATGCGGTTGACCCCGATCCCGCCCCGGAAATCGCTCCAGGCTATGATCGAGGTGCGGGTCTGGGAGTCCTTGGTGGTGTCGCCAATGACGATCTTGCCGGGATATATCGAGGCAAGCGAACTCTGCACTGGAGCCACCAGAGGATAGTAAACCCCGTTGAGGGAAATCTCGTTGGCTTCGGTGACCTTTGCGGCCATTATTCCACCAGCCGTATGTCAGTTAGAAGAGGAAACGCCCTCCGAGCCGCCGCAGACAGGCCCATCCAGAACCCAGCCATGTTGTTCTTGTTGTCGGGGTCTGTGTTGGGGCCACCAGAGGCAGAGGCGAAGGCCAGGGCCGTGGCCCTGGAGATCACATATTGCTCGTCTATCTCGGACGTTGCAGAGTCAGTGGTCAGCAGGGCAGGCTTGTCGCCGCCCACCAGCTTGAGCAAGTTGTACCTAGCAGTGCCGTGGGCGTAGTTGTCGAGGACAATATCCTTGGCCTCTTTGTCGATCTTCCACAAATGCCGAGGTATCTTTGCCCACTGGGCCGAGTCGTTCTTGACCACGCTGATATCGTCCAGCCATACGACACAGGGCGCAACATCGACATTCATGTCCAGCCCTACGGATATGATGGCTGTGTTCAGTTCAGGATTAGACAGAGACGATCTCACAAATGTCCATGTGTCAGCAGACAGGGCATCAATATCGACAGTCTCAATAGGAGACTGGCAATTAGTGTTGTTATCCAAATGTAGCTGTAAGTTACCGTCAGCAGTGGCAACGGTGGACTTGATCCAGAACTCTATGTAGTCGTAGCCAGAGATATCCTTGCTGGCAATAGAATCAGTGGCCTTCTCTCCTGCTACCGTAGAGGAGCTAAAGGTAAACTTGCAACTCTGCGCTCCCTGTTTCTTGTCCTTGGTGTCGAGTTCCGCGCTGATGTGGTCATCTACTGACTCATCAAATACGGTAGCGCAGGCATGGAGCCGGGTGAAGTCAACGCTGGAGCGGTAGTAGATGTTCTGAATCATCGACAGCCCAGAGGGGATGTCGAATCGCTGGGTCGTGCCGTCGGTGTGCAGGTCGAGTTTCTCGACAGGATCGTAGGCATGGCCCGTGGCGTCAAGGACGGCCTGATTGATCAAGTCATCAATCCGGGCCGGGGAGTAGATATCGTCCCACAGTTCGTAGGTGTCGTCGGCCACTGGCGCAAGGGCAAAGGCCGGGGAGATCGTCAGGGTCGTGGAGCTACTGGTGTAGTCCGAGACCCTGGATGTCTCCACGGTGGAGGCGGATGCGTCGTTGAAGATGACCCATTTGCCGATGTGATTGTCATCGGCCCCGATGAGCGTGTTATCGACAATCGTGGTGGTCGTGCCAGTGCCACTGCCTGACGATACATAGATGGCGCCGAGGTTGTAACCTATTGACTGGCGCAATTGCGCCCTGGTGCGCCCCTGGACTACAGCCATAATCGCGCCTCTCTAGTATCTCTTGGACTTTACCTTCTTGCCGCTACGTTTGGCGTAGGATTTAGCCGCCTTCTTGCCAGCCTTGCTATACGGAAACTTTTTCTTTCCCACCCTTGGCATTGCTTTTCTCCTCTAGCTCGGCAATCTTGGCATCACGTTCGGAGATGACCCTGGTGAGGGTGGCGACATGGAGTTCCAGGTTGGTGACTTGATTCACCTTCTGCTGGTACGCCATTCTGACATCTTCCTCGGTGATCTGTATCTCGGTGGTGTTGTTGGTCATAGCATATCCTCCTACTTTAGACCGTCGTAGTAGATTTTGTTGTTGGAAGAGCGCTTGCGTTTGATGGCGCTGATCCTGATCTGATCGAGAATCTTCCCGATCTCCTTGCGCTGGGCTGGAGTCGGAGCTGGTTTAGAGTGCCGCATCCTCACATCAACCAGCCAACTCTCCATCGCGTTGCCGACCATCTCCTCGATGTGGGCGATAGATGTCTCATCATCGACCAACACCCGGAACTGGTGGCTACGCCCGGTGACCTCGTCATGCACCTGGAACTGGTAATCATAGATTACGCCGCCAGTCTCGGCGTTGCGCCCCACCTGGGCGACCCTGGTATGGGTCACCCCAGGTGGAGTCCAAAGTTCTATTTCCTTGGGGTCGGCTACCATTAAATGTTCAGGTATACCTCATGGTATTCACCGTTAACACCAACAGTCCTGCCCAATGTCCCTATATCTTGCAAGGAACCATCGGCAAGTTCTACGGCTCCAGCAGTGCCGTTAGACCTCATAAGTCCTAGTCCAGCGCCCGGAGTTCCCTGTATCAGGCAAACGCCCTGGCCTCGCACCTGTAGCCATCCATAGCTACCGCTGGCAATGTCATTCATTGTCACGCCAACAGCGGCGCCAACAGAAGTTGTATTGGATTGAAGAACGCCAGAGGCGAGAGGTTTTGCGGCTCCAACTACGTCAGTGCCGTTCGTAAGCGCAGTTATCAAGCCGTCTTCATGGTCAAGAGTAACGGCCACTGCCGTTCCAGCAGGGTGGCTTTTGATTCTATATCTGAATCCAGCCCCCGCGCCGCCGCCAGTATTGACATACAGAAATCCATCTGCATATTCATTAAGAGTCACTGCGCCGCCAAAGGTAACAGTGATAGCTGTCGCTTCTGCCGCCGTGGTGGCAACGGCAAGATCATCATTCTCTGATGCTTCTATAGCGGCAGACTCCATGAGTTGCCCGGCTAGCACAGACTCACCAGCAGACGCATATATGTATTCAGTGTCTACAATCTGCATCCTAGTGCCGAGCTTTTGCTTTTTAGCAGTCGTGACGACCTGCTCCCAACCCCATTTGCCCATAATCGTCTGTGGAAATGCCATTGTCTAAACCCCTTTCAAGGTCATTTTTACAGGGTTTGCCCCTGCGACCAACCGATATGATAATCCAGGTAGCCTCGGTCAATCGTTACAGCTACTCGGATACTTGGTGCGTCTTCATATGAACACGCAGTCTAGACAGCGCCCCTGCCTTGGTCAGGGCCATCACTGGGTCGCCGCACTCCTGGCAGATCACCGATTCTTCGGCTGTGTATTCCTCGCCAGACTCGGTCACAGGCTCTGCATGAGCATTGCGGGACGCGCACCAGCGACACTCGCAGGTGTCTCCAGGCGGGTAGGGCAATAGGCCCAGCCGGGACTTCCTGAGAACATAGTCAGGATTGCCGGGAAGGTTCTCCACCTTCGTGCCGACTGGGCTGATAACCACGCCGTCCTGTGTCAGGGTTGCGGCATGGCGGTACAGGGATATCTTGGGTTGCCAGCCATCGACATACTCCCAAGCGTATCCCTGCCCCACTAATTGTTCGCGTATTTCAATGCGCTCTCTGGTCGTTAAAGCCATCTCAACCGCCTATTACGTGGTTGCTGGTGTGGTGGAGTCCAGCGTGAAGCCTGCGCCTCGGCTGTCATCCAGTTCAAACACGCCGTAGTCGGCGGTCATCACCAGTTCTGTGGCCCTGAGAGAGGCGTCTCGTTGGCGCTCTGTGCGGGTGTCCACGGACTTGAGAACCGCAAGGGCTGACTTGTCGCCTATGAATCCGACTGTCGCCGCCACTGTGGTTCGGGTAATGTTCCCGTCCTCAAAGATCGGAACCCCGAATATTGGGCGGATGCCACTCCAGAAGTTGCCGAGCAAGTCCTGAGACCACCCCGGCGTCATGGGATATGTGGCGGCTGTCCCGGCGGCTTCTTTGGCCAGATCGAAGACAGCGAAGGGATGATGGTTAATGTAAAGCTGGCTACCGTAGTTACTGCCCTTGGCGATTGCGACTGCGGCGGCTACGTTTGCTATATCCATGTCCCTGCCAGAGGCTCCAACGTCTGTCGAGAACCCTGAATAGAGGGCGGTGACATCGTTGTCCTTCTTCCGGGCCATACCGTCTCCAAGCTGTCTGCCCACCATGGTCATGACATTGTCAGCGGCCTGCCGAACAAGTTTGTCGGTGAGGATGACCTTGGCTCCGACCTCGGCGGCTGTCAAGTCCACCGTGGTCATGCCGATCTCTTCTTCGTCAATGATGTCCTGGCCGTCCACAAGATCACTCATGGACATCTGCGCGACCTTTGGCACCGTCACCTGTTTGGCCCCCTTGGGCAAGGTGAAGCTCTCGATGAGAGCCAATGCTGGAGCGTTATGCTCCTCGGTGTATCTGGCAGAAGCGAGGATTATGCGCTGGGCATTCTCCAAATTTCCTGTCGTTGCTACCTGTGCCATTTAAGACCTCCTAAGTCTTATTATATCCCCATTAATCTTCGCGCCGCCGCCGTGGCATTGGCCGACCTGTCACCTGCATTATACCTATCGAGCCAACTTCCGTCATTGCTTGCGACCTGTGGCTCTCCTTGAGAACTGTCAAACTGTTGCGGGGGAACCTGGGCCTGCCGCAGTTTGGTAAGCTCGTCCATGTTTTTGGCATCGCTCGACATCTTCTTGGCGATCACTTCCATCTGTTCGGGCGTGTCAGCCAGTCTCAGTGTGGCCATATCATCGAAACTAAGATTGTACTGCTTGGCAAAATGCTCCGACGCCGCCTGCTTGCCCATCACTATTTGAGTCTGAAACTGGTGCTGTCTCGTCGTGTTGACCTGGGCCTGGCGACTCTGCATATGCTGATGCGCGATTTGCTGGGCCTGATCAGCCATGTATCCCTGGCTCTCAAGCTGTTGCTGATACCGCTGGGATTCCTGCTGAAAAGCCGCTCTCTCCTGCACCTGTTGGTACTGAGCCGCCTGCTGGCTCATCTGCTCAAACTGCTGATTCTGTTGCGCCTGTTGCATCTGTTCAGGCGCAGGCTGGGTTGGCGCCGTCGGCTCCTGTGCCACAGGGGCAGGAGCTTCAGGTTCCGGGGCGGCAGGCTCACTAATG